AGAATTATAGATTTAGAGCAAGAACAAAAACATGCAAAGGGAGAAGATTGGAAAAGAGGGTTAGTGTTATTAAAAGCTAATCTTGAGAAAGATGCAGGAGAAAAATTAATATGATAGTCAAAGGGGCGAAGTGGTTGCTAAGATGTTCTAAAATGTAGTCTACATTACTCTTCATAAAAGCGTAATTCCGAGTAGCCCCTTTGTAATATTCGAATGAAAATGAAAGGAGGTAAACATGGAAACAATAAAAGGAATTATTGAAAAAGTTGATATGAGTTCAGGAGTCGGCAAAAACGGAAAGCCATACACAAGATGGGTTTTTATTGTTAATGGGAAAAATTATTCTACATTTGATAAAAAACACGCAACAAATCACAAGCCGGGTGATGCAGTATTGATAAAGGGAGAGATAAACGAAGATGGATACTTCGATATGAAAGAAATGGAGAAAATAGAGGGTAATGATATTGAAGAAGTAAAGAAAGTGGCTCAGAATGGCTCTATTGAAGCGAAAACATATCCTAAAGACCCTGTTGGGCTGGCAACTGAAATATTTACAGTAATAAGAGGATTATTCGATTTAGATGAAAGTAATGAGAAAATAATGGCAGAATCTATCAAAGTTGTAAAGCAGGCACAGGAAGCTTTTAATTGAAATTGTATATTCACAGGGGGGGATTATTCAAATGCGTCCATACCCCCTGTTTAAATTAAGAAAATGGGAACAACAAAATCAAGAAGAGAAAATGTTGAGTGGATGAAGCAGATATGCAGAAAGGTGCAGGAAGAAGGAAAGGAAATAGATAAAAAGAAACTATTTGCACAATTTGCTTATCAAAGAAACTCAACTGAACAAAAAGGCAGGGAAATATTTGAAATGTTGTTAAAGGCTGGAGAAATTTAATTTTTTATTCATTTCTATTCTTTCTTTTTCTTTCACTTCTTCTAATTGCTCACCTTCTTCTAAAATGCAGTGATGTCTCCTTTTAAGTTTATACCATCCTGCCATAGATTTAAGAGAAAAAGTTTCACCTTCTATTTTAATGTCCTTGCCGTTTAGAAGTTTCACAATTTGTTTTATTTCTATGTATTTCATTTCTCTGTCTGTGTTTTTCAGAGAGTAAGTATAGAACGTTTTACGTAAAAAGTCAGTGAAGAAGTATAGTTACGAACCGTCCCTGCTATGCCTTCTGTCACTGGCTTTTGATAGACGAGAAACTTACTCGTATCGAAGCGCATATAAGAGAGACAAGAAAACATACTATTTAAATGTTTCTAATTTCTTTGCATTACAAAACAACCTAAAACTTTCCACTATTATTAACTTAGAATTTGCTTTGCAAATTCTAAGCGTTCCAAGTATTTAAAATTTATGTTTTGTAATGCGACGTGAAACAAATACTCACGTAGAGAAAGACATATAAAGTTTCGTCCGCGTATAGTGAAACAAACGAAACATTATAAGTCTTTCGCTACGTTCAGATTACATAAAACAATACACGCTCACGAAATTACATTTACTAAAGACGTTCGCGCATTACATAAAACAATACGCGCTCACTACGTTCGCGCATTACATTCCGTGTTGCGCGCCTCGTGCGCGCCATCGCTCGCTCGCTTCGCTCGCTCGCTTGTTTGTGTATTGTTATTAGCGATTATTGTTCGTTCCTGTGTTTTGTATAACTCAGAACTCCACAAAAAATTTTATAAACTTACTAAACAACACTAAACTATGAAAAACATATTTAATTTCAAACTCGACAAATGGCAAAAAGAAATTTTAAATTCTAATGGAAATATCGCTTTAAGGTCTGGGAGACAAGTCGGGAAATCTACAATAATCTCTATGAAAGCAGGAGAATACGCAATAAAAAATTCAGAAAAAACAATTATGGTGGTTGCAAAAGTTGAAAGACAAGCACAACTTCTTTTTGAAAAAATATTGTCCTATATCCATAATAAAGATAAAAAAATTATTAAAACTGGAAAAGACAGACCAACAAAACACAAACTACAATTAAAAAACAATTCAACAATTTACTGCCTGCCAGTCGGAGAATCAGGTTACGGAATAAGAGGATACACAATAGATTTATTGATTGTAGATGAAGCCGCCTTTATACCCGAAGATGTTTGGGCAGCAATAACTCCTATGCTTGCAACAACAGGTGGGGATATATGGCTGTTAAGCACACCATTTGGCAGACAGGGTTATTTCTATGAATCATTTCAGGATAAAAATTATAAAAAATTTCACATATCTACGCCAGAAGTAGCAAAAATAAGACCAAAAAATATGAAAGAAAGAATGATGGAAAATATAGAAAGAGAAAAGAAAAGGATGACAAAATTACAATTCGCACAGGAATATCTTGGGGAATTTGTTGATGAACTAAGACAATTCTTTCCTGATAACTTAATAAAAGAAAGAATGATAGCACCTGAAAACTATACTCCAAATTATAAAAAATTTTTAGGAGTAGATATAGCAAGAATGGGCGGAGATGAAACAGTTTTTTGTTCTGTTGAACGAAAAAGAAATGGCGAATTAATTATGTTTGACTGCCAAATTTTCACTAAAATGCTTTTAACCCAAATAACAACTGAAATTATTGCTTTAGATAAAAAAAACAATTATAAAAGAATATATATTGATGATGGAGGATTAGGAGTAGGAGTATTTGATAGTTTGCTGGACCATCCACAAACAAAAAGAAAAGTAGAAGCAATTAATAATTCCAGAAGAAGTTTAGATAATGAAGAAAAAAGGCGGAAAAAATTATTAAAAGAAGATTTATACAATAATTTGTTGAATCTTATGGAAAGAGAAAAAGTTAGCTTTTTAAACAGAGAGGAAATTTTTCATAGTTTAAAATCAGTTCAATATGAATATACTGAAGACGGAAAATTAAAAATTTTTGGAAATTATACACATATTGCAGAAGCACTTATAAGAGCTGTCTGGTGTGTAAAAGACAAACATTTAAATATATGGATAACATAAAAAAATCATGGCAGCAATAATGACAACAAGCGGAGCTGTTTTAGTAAAAGCAGGAAGCAACGTAAATTCTAATCTAACAGGTGGAACTACAATCTACGGTCAGACACCAGACGAATTAATAACTCAGTGGATTAATGAAGCAGAAGCATTCATAAACACTATGACAAGAGTAAATTACAGCGACACATATACAACATTAAACGAAGATGTAAAACACATATTAAGTGAAATTGCCAGCAATTTAGCAGCAATTTACTGCATTAACTATGATATGTCTGGATATACAAGCAGAGCAGAAGCCGAAAGTATGATAACTGTATTAAGAGACGGAGCATTAAGAGGGTTATCATTACTCAAAGACAAAAAACAAACAGATTTTATAGACGATGCATGATTTTAACAAATTTCCTGAATTAACAAACAGCCAAATGCAGATTTATTATTTTGACAGCCCGCACAAGCAGATAACAGAAAATTTTCAGGCAGAAGTAGTAAAAATTATAGATGGAGATACAATAAGAGTAAGATGGAGTGAGAGAGATTTTGATTTTCCAATAAGACTGTCAAAAATTCAGGCTCCAGAAATGAATGAAAAAGGGGGGAAAGAAGCAAGAAACTGGCTGGAAAAGAGGTTGTCAGGAGCGAAAGTTGAAATTATTCCAGATAAACAAAGAGTAGGAAGGAGAGGAAGAATATTAGGAGAAATTATTCATCAGGGAATAAACATAAATGAAGAATTATTAAATATAGGTCATGCAGTTTTATTTTCAGAAAGAAATCAGGGAAAACTGCCTGATTTAAATAAAGAATTATCAATAAAAAGATGGCTTTAAATTTTGGAACAAATTTATTTGCAAGAGAACCAGAACTGGAAGAAGAAGACCCGCACGAAATTAAAAAAAAGAAATTAGAACCGCCACCAATAATCCTACCGCCAGCTGAATTCTCAGAACCAGAACCCGCTGAAATTCCTAAAAAAAAATTAAGTATTAGACCTGTAGAGCCATTATTTGCTCCGGGAAAACAATTAATAAACTATGATTATTTTGATATAGCGAATGGCGTAGGATATGATGTTTATTATGGAGCAAGAGGAACAAGTGGAGCGACATTAGTAACAACAGTGCCAACAATTTACTCTGAGTGGTTAAAATCAGGTATTGCAAGTGGAGATATTGCAAACTCTTTTACAAAATTAGTAGATGAAGATTTTGATATAACATTCAACACACCAAAAAACATCAAAGGAGATTTAATAATAAATGTCCCAGTAGGAGTTCAAAATCTGGAAAATAATGAGGCAGATGTGACTTTTTATGTAACAGTCACAGCTAAACACTACGATGGAACAACAGAAACAGAATTAGGAAGCGGACAATCAGTTTATTTTCATGCAATGAATATGGACTGGTGGAAGCTGCAAAGCCACACAGCCTTAATTAAAATAAATCTATCAGAAGTGCAACATTTTAAAAAGGGAGAAATCTTAAGATTTACTATAGAGGCATGGTTTAAAAATACAGCACCATCAGAAATATTTTCAGCTGGAATAGCACACGACCCAGCAAATAGAAATGATAGATTTATTTCAGGGGCTTATACAGGAGGGACTAACTTTGCTCAAATAATTGAAGATGGACAACCGACAACACTAACTTTCCATGTTCCATTTGTAATAGATGTTTAAAATGCCCGAAACAAAAATAAGTTCAGCAGACTACGGAAATATGTCAGGAGTAGTCAGCGACTTTTCTGTAGATGTATCAACAACAGATGGACCAGCAGAGCAGGATGAAACAACATGGGAAAATACAAACTGGACTAAATATTTAGGATATTACAGAACAATCCCAGAATTAAAGGCTGTTATTGACGCAAAAGCAACATGGACAGTAGGAAAAGGATTTAAAGCAGACTCAGAAACAGAAGCAACCCTAAATTTCATAACAGGCTGGGGAAAAGATACATTTAACACAATCATAGAAAATATGATAAGAACCTACAATATAGGCGGAGACGCTTTTTGTGAAATAATCAGAAATGATGAGGGGGACATATTAAATCTTAAACCATTAGACCCCGGAGTAATAATAATCGTAGTAGATAGGCAAGGAAGAATAAAAAGATATGAACAAAAATCAAAAGTAAAATCTCCAAACAAAAAATTTAATCCAGAGAATATATTCCACTTAGCAAGAAACAGAGTGGCAGATGAAATTCATGGGCAATCTATGATTGAAGCATTAGAAACAATAATTTTAATGAGAAATGAAGCGATGTCTGATATGAAAAAATTAATGCATAGAAATGTCGTGCCAAGAATTGTCTGGCATTTAGATACCGACGATACTGCAGAAATAGCAGCATTTAAAACAAAAGCAGACAAAGCAGTAGAAAACGCAGAGAATATTTTTGTCCCAAAAGGGACAGTAGAGCATGAATTACTTTCTGTGCCGACAAATGCAACTTTAAACCCTCTGCCATGGATTGAAGCATTAAAAAATTATTTCTTTCAGGCGACAGGAGTGCCTCAAATCATAGTAGGAAGTTCATCAGAATTTACAGAAGCAACAGCAAAAATTGCATATTTAGCATTTCAGCAGACAATAGAAGAAGAGCAGTTATTTGTTGAAGAGCAGGTCTGGGAGCAATTAGGATTAAAAATTGAGCTTGAATTTCCAGCAAGTTTAGAAAACGATTTATTATCAGATAAAGCAAAGGATGAACCAATTAATATTCAACCAAACGAAACCACCGCAGGAAGCGGACAATAATGATGAAGAAAAAAATAGATTGGAGGATTGTATGCACTGGAATATTTTGCATAACAGCTTTAGAAATGTTCGCATTATCTAAAGGAATAGATGGTATTATACTGACAACTGTTATAGCTGTTATTGCAGGAGCAATAGGCATAACAATTCCAACACCGAAGATAAAATAAAATAAAAAATGGCATTATGGCTTTTTGGAAAACGAAAAAAAAGATTTGAAGAAGTAAAGGAAAAACTTGGCTCTAAGCCTCTTAAAAGACAAAATTTGGAAAAAGAATTAAAAAAAATTAAAACAAAAAGAAGGACTGAGGCATTAGCAAGAGGGGGTCTTTTAGAAAAAGTAGAAAAAAAAGAAGAAAAGCCTTTAAAAAAACCGGCAGAAAAGAAAACAGGGTTTATTGAAAAAGTCGGAGAAATCGGCAAAAAAATACCATTAGTAAGTTCAGCATTTAAATTAGGTGGAAAATTAGCAGTAAAGGGATTAAGCGCTGCAGGTGTAGGAACTCCAGAGCAAAGAGAGCAGGCAAGAGCATGGTGGGGCGGAAGAATAACAGCAGGAGATGTTTTAGGAACAGCAGCTTTTGCAGGGGCAGTTGCAGGAGGAACATTATTAGCAGGAAGATTATTAGGTGGAGCAGGTAAAGCCGCAGGAGTAAGATTTATGGGAACACAAGTGGGAAAAGGAACATTAATCAAAGCACAGGCAACAGTAAGCAATATGAACAGGTTTGGATTAAAATCTGCATTAAAAGCAGGCTTCGCATTTGCAAAATCACATAAAGCATTATTAGCAGCTCATCAAACAGGAACAATATTAACAGCATGGTTTGCAGGAGACAATTTATTAACACTGGCAAGCATGAATACGAGAGATATTTCCTCACAAGTAAGGTTTGGAAATATATCACAAGGAGAAGCATTAGCAGAATTAGACTCTGCGGTTTCAGATGTAAATGCAGCAAGATGGACACTGAGAGCTGCGACAATTTCAAATCCTTTATTATATCCTTTATGGTTTTTAATGGAAACTACAGGAAACTCAGTATTAAGAAATATAGAAATGGAGAAGCAAATTCTCGAAAGAATGTGAAAGGAGGTAGAACATAATGGAAATGAATGAGCAAAAAGAACAGAAAGAAAAAAAACAAAAGAATGCAGATGAATCAAATGATAATGGGAATAAGCCAGAAGAGATTGAGGTTATTAGACGAGCAAACGAAGCAGCTGAAAGGCTGGAAGAAGCAAACACAAAAAAAGAAGAATTAATTAAAAGAGAAGAAGAAATTTTAGCAAGGAAAAGTTTAGGTGGAGAAAGTGAAGCAGGACAAACACCTCCAAAACCAGAACCTATAAGTGATGTAGAATATGCAAAAAAAGTGATGACAGGAGAAGCAAATCCACTTAAAGATGATGGTTTTATCTAAAAAAGATATAGAAATAGAAATAAAAGCGTCAGAGGAAACAATAAAAAAAATGGAGAAAGGGATAGAAATACATAAAATTGTTCTTAAATCATTTAAACAAGCATTAGAAAAATGTCCGGCAGAGGAAAATTCCGAAAAAGAATCGAAAAAATAGCAAGTTATATTATTGCGTTCTTAATTGGATACATTTTAGGGGTTGCCTATGGTGTTAATTGGGTTATCACCACCGGAACAAAATACGCATCAGTAAATATAAATTTTACAAAAGATGCGATTTTAGAATGCGCAAGAAAATCCGTTGTTCATCTAATATGCACTTATATCTAATAACAAGAGGAATAAAACACGACGTAGATAGGTTTATTAATGACCTTAGAGGAAAGTATTTGCCGTTTAAGTTTAGAGGAGAGAACACTATGGTTCAGGTTGCAGTCAGACCAATTCAGCTGTGGGAGATTGTTTTTCCAAAAGAATATAAAGACTTAATGTTAAGGTCAATATTGGAAAATAATCAAGGAAAAACACAACATAAAAAACATCAAAAATACATAACTATTTTAAGAAAAATTTTAGGTATAAAAAAAATTCCAAAATATGACGGAGAAAGTATAGAAAGACTGCCTTTATATCTAAACAACGTCGAAAAAATAGGAATTGGAATTAAAGAAGATAAAAATTTACCAGATGGAACAGAAGGGTTATGAAATTGATAAAAGAAAGATTTTTAAACCTTTAGTCGCAAAAGCTTATTTTGATAGAGGATGGGGATTAACATCATATCTAAAATATATGATTGCATTATTTGGGATTAGTAGTTTAGATGTGAAAAAAACCCTCATTCTCGGTATTTTTTATGGAATTGGTTGTTATCTTCTAGGAAGAGCATGGTATAAATATAGAATCCAAGATATAGAAACAGAAATTAACAATAGGTTTAATCCTTTTGTGGGAGAACTAAGAGAAAAATTTGGCATACCAAATAAACGAAAGATTTAAATAGTTTAAGTTTTTAATTTTGCTATGGTATTATCAGGAGCATATACAGTTGATTTGGGTCCCGACGGTGGAAACCCTATAACTTACACTGTTGCAGACGGAACACATATCTCAGGGGGCAATTTATTATTATTGCAAGACCCAAGAACAGCAATAAATTCAAGCGATAGTTCGCCGGGAGCAGCAATAGTCAATAGGGGAGCAGGAGTTGCGTGTTTTGATAAAGAAGCAAACGATGGTTCTACAACAATATCATGCTACACTACAGGAATATTTGATATAAAATGCACAAATGCTGTAAATGCAGGAGATTTTGTAATGATTAGTGGAGCAAATACAGTTGCGCCAATACCAGACATTCCAACAGCAAGCGGAGGCGCAATATTTGGCAGAGCATTAGAAGACGGTTCTGCAGATGAAGTTATAAATGTTCAATTATTATTAGGTTAAAATGGGAGCAGGAACAAATTTAAATATGGGCGATTATGAACTCAGAGCTGAGAATGTTTCAAAAGCTGTAAAAGGGTTTGCGTTACAGCAATATAAACTAAAACAAGTTCTATTACTTCAAAGTTCAAGTTCATGGGAAGAAACATATTATAGGGAAAATCCAGAAGACTTAACAGCAAAAGACCAGTTAAACATTAAAGGAGTCCCAAGAGGCGCAGCATTCCCTCATGTAGACCCAAGCTGGACAAAACATTCTGCAAGAAATGAAAAATATGCAGCAGAAGGTCATGTCTTTATGGAAGACAGATTGACAGATGCTATTGATGTTCAGGCAAGAACAATTTTAAGAGTAGCAAGAGCGATTGCAAAAGCTGTAGATGACCAAATTTATTCAGGATTATCAGGAGCTACAGGAATACAAACTGCAGCTGCAGTTGCAACATGGGACAGCGCAACAGTAGCAGATAGAGACCCAATAAGAGATATTTTAACTGGAATACAAGCGATGGATGAACATAATTACGACGCGCAAGAAAATGGTTATTTATTATTATCACCAAAAGATTACAGGAATCTAATGATGAACTCTAAAGTAATTAATAATCCAAGTTTTAAAACTGCTGATGTTGTTTCTAATGGAAAGGTGGGACAAATCTGTGGATTAACAATAATTAAAACTAATTCAGTTGAAGACGACGAAGCAATGATAATCATAGGACAAAGAGCTGCAACATGGAAATCTGTAGTAGGATTAACATCTGCAGTTATTGAAGATAAAGGAATTAAATTCACAATTAGAAGCTGGGAAATAGGTCATCTACAAGTTACAGACCCAAAAGCTATCTATGTAATAACTAACACACAAAGTTAAAATGTCACACAAAGGAAAAATGCAAAGAGGAAAGAAGTGGTGGGACCATAGAGATATAAATGGAAATCTACCTGCTGATATTGCAGAAGACCCAGGCAAGATGTACGATGTTGAATATTTTTTAGAGAATTCTAAAGAAAAAGAAGAAGTAAAGAAAAAGAAAGGGGGAAAATAAATGGTGGAGCTTATTGGTGATGTATGCGCTCCAAGTGAGTTAATTTTGCCTCAGGTTATTTCAGGAGCAAATAATAAATTACAGCCGACAATCTCAGGAGCTATATTTCTATCTGGTGGAAAAATTGTATTTCATAATGGAACAGCATTTGAAACTGTGACATCTGCGTAATTCTGATAACAATTAATCTCTGAATTTATTGGGCTTAGTTATAGGGGTCTGCAAATATTTATAAAGATTAGATATATTTATTATTATGGCAAAGAATCCATATAAGACAATGTTTAGAGGTGTAAGCTTCAAAAAAAATAAGTTTCATAGACCAGAAGGAGCAGGAAATTTTGACAATATGGATGATTACAATATTGTCAAATCCTTAAATATGCAACAGGGAACAACTCAAACTATTTCTGGTGCAAAGGATATTGTAAATAAAGAATATGTTGATAATGTCAGTGTAAATACAGGAATAGATTTATTTGGATATAAAGAAAATTCTGATATTGAAGGCTATTATACAATGAAGCCAGATATTGATGGAACAGCAAAAGAAACTGTAAGTGATTCAGTTCCGGGAAATACAAACAATTATCTAATAGGCTCATTTATAACAGAAAGTTCATATAACGCTTATGCATTAATAAGAATTTTAACAAGGGGAGTTTATGAAATGCACGCGCATCTAAAAGCTGGGAGTGCAGGAAGATTAAAATTTTATGGAGAATTCTATGTAAGAGATAATGGGGGAAGTGAGACATTAATAGGAACAACAGAATTAACAGATTTTATAGGAAATACAGAAGAAGAACATAATTTCCACCTTACAGTAAGCGAAGAATATCCTTTAAGCAGTGGGGACAGAATTGTTGTAAAGGTTTATGCAAACAATTCTCACCCAGTAGCTACCAACATAGATATTTATATGGAAGGAACAACAGGAACAAGGGTGGAAGTCAGAGGAGTTTCATTTCAAAGACAGCATGATAGTTTAGCAAATTTAGATTATGCAAGTGCAGGACATACAGGATTTCAGCAGGAATTAACAGAAGGAACAGGAATAACAATAGCAGGAGCAAATATCTCAACAAATGACAGCGAGATAAATCACAATTCTCTGTCAAATACTCATAACTTAACAACAGACATAGACCATACAGCAATTCAAAACATAGGAACAAACACACATCAGGAAATAGATAATCATCTTGCAAACAATAATCAGGCACATTCAGATTATTTAAAAAATGATGCAAGTGACACAACAACAGGAGATTTAACAACAAACGGCGGGAAATTCATACTAAAAAATGAAGCTGGAACTTTTAGAGTTATAAGCTGGACAACAGACGATAGTTTAAGGTGGGAAATGGGAGCAAATAATAGTGCAGAAAGCGGAAGCGATGCAGGTTCTAATTTTGGGCTTTTTGCAAAAAATGATAATGGAACACATATAGACACACCTATTTTAATATCAAGAAAATCAGGGGGAGATATAGATTTTAGGAGACCTTTAGATATGAACAATTACAGAATTAAAAACATAGGTAATGCAGGGACAGACTTCACTTCAACAGGAGGTTTAACTCTTGCTGGTGATTTTACTGCAAACGGAAACGTTAGTTTATGTAATTCTTCAACAGAAACTATCACCTGCACAGGACGATTCAAACCGAGACAGGTATCAGACGCAGGAATGAACAACACTGACGGAACAGAAGGGGAAATTGTATATAACATAGTTGATAATAAATTTTATGGTTGCACTTCAGGGGGAAGCCCAGCAACTTGGGCTGCCTTCCATTAAAATTAAAATGAAAAAAACAAAAAAACAAATCAAAAGAATAAGAAGAAGAAGGAACTATCTTGTAGAACAAGCAGAAGGAAATACAGTATATTGTATAAAACACCGAGTAACTTTAAGACCAACAGATGTCCATATAAAAAGATGTTATAATGTTGAGGGGGATTATTGCAGATATATCACCTATTTAATATCCCCAGCTACAAGAGGCAGAAAAGGTTTATTACCTGATAGTGATTGTTAAAAAACGAAACATTTATAAAGGTGTTATACGTAGTTATAACATGAATAAAGGCATTAAACAAGCAAGCAGGGGAAGTATAAGTAAAGGGACAATAGTTATTAGAATGTATCTTAAAGATTTTAGAAAAATTAAGAGAATATTTAAAGCTGAAAGAGATGAAAGCGCAGCTTCTTATTTTGAAAGATTAGCTAAATGGCTGGAAGAGAAAAAATAAAATGAAAAAAGAATTTAATTTGAGTGAGAGAATGAGCAGACCCATTTATACTCATGGAAAATTAGATAATGGTATTTTTTTAATGACAGATGTAAAAGAATTTATTAAGAGGAGAATTATAGATTTAGAGCAAGAACAAAAACATGCAAAGGGAGAAGATTGGAAAAGAGGGTTAGTGTTATTAAAAGCTAATCTTGAGAAAGATGCAGGAGAAAAATTAATATGA